ATCGTTGTGCACGCCATCGTCGGCAGCATCGACCAGCCACAATTGCGGGTCACCGATCGTGTCGCGGGAGCCCAGGTCCGGATTCGTCGGCTCGCTGGTGCTGATGGAACCATCGGCCTCATAACCGGCAAAGGTCGCCATGAATCAGGTCCGCAGGTAGGCGTAACCGTAATGGCTGCTCGAGGGTGTGCTCGAGGGATTCGCTCCGCTCGTGTCGGTGCGCGCGACCACCGGCCACAACTGCCAGTCGTCCCCACCGATGGAGAGCATTTCCCCAGGCGTGAAGTTACGCAGCGACAGATAGCGCATCGCGGGCACCCGGCCGACCGGCGAGCGCAGGCTGTCGGAGCGATTGACGAACAACTCGAGCGGCCAGAGCGGCGTGCGAAGGTTCCACCGCTGGTAGCCGACCGATGTCTGCCCGCGCCATTTGCCGTTGAATCGCGATACGCCAGTACCAAGTACCGTCGCTATGTGACTGTCCGCGCTATACACATGTGCCCAGTTCGGCGACACACCGTCGACATCGCAACGGAAATGCCCTCGGTCGCTGCGATTCGTCCCCGTATCGCAGATATAGCGATGATTACTGCTGGCAGTGTTGTTGGTATCGTCGGACGTCGTGTCGTGGTAGACGGAGTCGGTATAGGCCCCACCCGTATAGCTGCCATACTTGATGAGGTCGGAGATGATGAAATGCCGGTAAACACCGGCTGACACTTCGACCACCGCGGCCAGCAATGGCTTGCTTTCTTCCATCTCGGCATAGAAGTGATAGGCGGTGTACGGCCCGGCGCCGATGTTGCAGACGTGCGAGACGGACGCGGCATCCGTCTGCGCATTCCAGGCCGCGCCTGCGTTGTACGTGACGGCCGCACGACCATCGAGGGAGTCCGCATCGCCATTGACGCCCACGAGCACGGCTCCATTGATGAACACGCGACCGCTCGCCGGCGTGTTGACCGTCCAGCCGTTTGCGGCAGCGAAGGTAGCGAGGTCGCCGAGCAGATCCGAAGGGTCGCTCGCGGTCCCGGTTTGGTACGTCATGCTCGCCTATTCCTCGAGGACCATCGCGTAGTTGTAGCGTGACGTGCGAAAGCAGTCCTGGAAGACCTGATAGGTCGCGCTCCCGATCGTGATTTCATCCTCGCTCGCGGTAGAGAAACCGCTCAAGGCGAACGCACCATCGAGCTCGCCGTAAGTGTCGTCGTTGGGTGATGACCCAGTGAGAATCAGCGGGAACCGCGTATAGGATCCATCGACGTTGTCGCGCAGCTCGCGAAACCGATCGCGCGGCTCGTCGGTGCCGTTCTGGTCCTGGTAGGGGTGGATATTGAGCGACGTCGAATCGCTCAGCGTGCCGCTGTTGTCGAAAAAGTTCGCGACTGCCTGCCACGATCCGGACGGCAACAGGATCTGGGCCCCAACGCCAGGATCCCAGAAGTTGCGGAAGTTGTGCGTCGTGGCGGAAAAGCGCACCGCCGCGCTGTATGGCATCCCGAGGTAGTACGGCTGACCGTACTCGCCTGGCGTCCCGTACTGCAGGAACTTTCCGAGGTAGCTCGCGGTGTACACCGTCGAGATCTTCGTGACGACGATGACCCGTTGCCCGTTGGCGTAGAACCAGAATGGGATCGAGGTGTCCCACGTCGGGTGGAACCGGGTAGAGGAGGTCCCCGGCTGCGCCGTGTGCGCGAGACCGGCGTCGTAGGCGCGGAACATCCAGCCGTAGAAGCCGAACGTGTCGACATCCTCGTCCGCATAGAGGCTCAGCCCGACGTGGATCTCGTCGATGCCGCCGAGTCCCGGTGCCTCGAACAACACCGAGCGAGCCCCGGTGTCGTAGTCGAGCTCGGTCCAGTTGACGCCGGTCCCGAGTCCCGTCGTCAGGAACGTGCGCAGCGTCTCGAACAGGTCGTCGTGATCGCTCGCCGTGCCGAATAGGACCGCCATCTAGCCCCCCACGATGGATTTCAGCGCACGCGAGTTGCGCTGCAGCTTGCGGACCAGGAACCGGTCGAAGTCCTCGGTCTCGAGGTGCTTCATCACCAGCCCAGGCTCGAGCCCGACGACGCCGGCGAAGCCCGCCTGCTTGGCGGCCGGCGTACTGGCGCCGATGCCGGCAGCACTCGCCGCCTCGATGACGCCGCCAGAGGCATAGCGGGGCGGCCGGCGCAGCTCGGCGCGCGAGGCGATGATCCCGGCGTTCAAGTCGTGCAACAGGGCGAGCATCCCCGGCCGGTTGACGACCGCTGCCCGCACGACGTACTCCCCGCTGCTCACGAGCAGCGGCTTTCCCGTCGTCGTGATCGCCGCAATGCTGTCGCTCGTGCCAGTGCCTGGCCCGCGCAGGACGCCACCTGGGGTCGCATCAATGGCGCCGCCGCCGGCGTAGCCGATCAGGCCGCCGCGCTTCATGGGGCCGATACCACGACTGGCGAGCGCCGCCCCGGAACCACCACCACCCCCGCCGAAGGCACCCATCGCCGATTTGAGGAGCTGCGTCATGATGTAGGTCGCGAGCATTTCCGACGCCATCCGCTGCAGCGAGCCTGCAACCGTCGAGGCGAGCGAGCGAAAGACATCGCCGACCGACTCGAACTCCTGCAGGTTCGAGAGGACATCGGTCAGGCCGCCGTGCAGCGCCTCCTCGGCGCCTTCGCGGAGCGTCGCGAAGCTGTCTGAGGCGTGCAGAACGGACACCTCGACCTGCCGTATCTGGTCGTTCAACGCCTCGGCCGCCGCAATGGCCTCAGGATCGCCGCTCGCCTCCGCCGCGGCCGTCGCCTGCGCCGCGAGGTCGCGCAGCACCTGGAGCCTCTCCTGTTCAATGGCGAGGAGCTGTTGCTGGCCCTGGTACTGCGAGAGGATGCCGAGCTCGACGTCCTGCTCGATCCGCGTGCGCACCCGGGCGAGATCCTCGAGCGACCTGCCCGCCTGCGTGGAGAGCTCTTCGAACTTGATCCGGGAGGCTTCGATCGACCGCACGCGGGCGATTGCCGCCTCGTCCTGCTCGGTCACGCCGCCCGTCGCAAGCGCGAGGATCTCGCGCTGCTTGGCCAACTCGGCATCGAGCGCCCGCAGCTTCGCCTCGCTGCCCTGGCCGCTCGCCTTGAGGATCTGCTGCTCGATCTCGAAGCGCTCCTCGGCCGCCGACTTGTCGAGCCGTTGCTGCTCCTCGGCCGCGCGCTTCGCTGCTTCGGCTGCCTGCTTGGCCTCGGCTGCGCGACGCTCGGCGGCCGCGGCGGCTTTCTTGGCACCCTCCTCCGCCGTGCGTTCGGCCTCGAGCTTGGCCTTCGCCGCCTCGATCTGCGCCTGGACGGCGGCGGATTCCTTCGCGGCGGCCTCCTCGGCCACTTTGGCAGATACTTTCTGCTGATCGAGGTAGATCTGCCGCTGCTTGATGACCTCGGCGAGGTCGGACTTGATCTTGTCGAACCGCTCGCCACCCTCGGCACCGCCCATCAGTACCGATGAGAGACCCTGCAGGGCGGTGAGCTGCCCCTTCAGCTCCCGGATCTTGGCATTGAACTCGTCGAGCTTCTTGTCTCCGGTGCCAAGAATGGCGAGCGAGAGTTCGCCGAGCCACGACTGGATCTTGCCCTGCAGCGTCGCCTTGAGGCGCTTCGCCGCCTCGTCGAGACGCTCGACTCCCACGACCGTCGACTTCTGCAGCGTGATGCCAAGCCTGTCGGCCTCGACCTCCATCGCCGCGATGCCTTTCGATCCCGCGATCAACATTGGGATCATGTCGGTGCCGGCCTTCCCGAACAGCTCGAACGCAATCCGCGTCTGGTCGGCCGGATCCTCGATCGCCTTGAACCGGTCGGCGATGATGCCGAGCTGCTTGTCGAAGTTGAGGCCCTGCAAGTCCTTGGCGGCCAGCCCGAGTCCCGCGAGCGCGTCCTGCGCCTTCTTGCCGTCCTCGCCGGCCGAGCTCAGGTTGATCTGGAACTTCTTGATGCTCGCCGCGAGCGGCTGCAGCTCGACGTCGAACTGCTTCGCGGCGTAGGCGAGCCGGGAGAATTCTGTCGCCGAGATGCCCGCCACCTTGGACGCATCCACGATCGCATCGGCGGCGACAAAGGCCGACTTCGCGATGCTCGTCATGCCGGTGACGACGGTCGCGACGCCGATCGTGGGCAGCAGTGACTTGAAATCCTTGAACGCGCCTCCCAGGACGCCGACGCCCTTCGCGGTCTTCTTCGCCTCGCGCTCGACCTGGCGCATCGCGTCGACGACGTCGCGAACGCCATCGGCCGAGAGCCGGACGCGGACCTGTGCGGCAGTGCTGCTCATTTCAGGATGCGCGGAACCTTGGGAGGCTTCAAGTTCTTACCCGAGTGCGGCGCGAGGATTGCCCACATCGTCTGCGCGTGCCGGTAGCTCGCAAGCGCCGAGTCCTTCCAGCATTCGATGAACGCGAGCAGGAGCTCGCGCACCGGCCAGCGTTCGATCGCCTGCATGCGGTCGAAGTCGCTCCGTGCGACCTCGCGCGCGAGCGCATAGAGCTCGCCATCTAGGACGCCGCGCTCCGCCCGCTCGGGTCGGCTGCCGCCATGGCGCCGTTCGTAGACTTGAGGGAAGTCTCGAGCGAGTGAAGCGCACGCCGAAAAAAACCGAGCAGGCACTCCATGACGAGGACGTCGACGAGCTGCCGGTCCTCCTCGGTATTGAGCCCTTCCAGGAATGTCTCGGTCTCGGCGGCGAGTTCCGTCGACCAGTCCGCCTCGGTCTTGCCCTCCGGCAGCACGAACGCGGCCAGGAGCTTGCACGCCTGACCGCTGTCGATCACCGCCGCGTGCAACTCGATGACGTAGGCGGCAGGCTCCTGCCCATCGACCGGCAGCCGGCGATCGAGTCCGCTCGCGCGGATGACCGCCGAGAGCCGGTGGTGATGGCGAACCGTGCGCCGCTCGAGGTCGGCAGCGATGTACCGCCGACCGCCGAGGACGTAGACCTCGGGCACCGGTTACACGCGCTCGAGCGTGAAGAACGGCTCGGTCGGATGGTTGTTGGAGTCCGACAGGACCGCGAAGCGCAGCGAGAACGACGAGTAGTCATCCGAGATGAACTGCATGTCGCCGTCGGAGGCCACGCTCACCTTCCAGACCGTGAGCTTGTCCTGCGCCGCGTTGCCCTCGGTGTTGGCGTCGTCGGCCTGGTAGGTCAGCTTGTAGACCGGCGAGGCCACGACGCCGCCGCGGACCTTCTGCACCGTCGCCGCCGGCTGATCCCAGGTGATCGAGAGATCGTCCCCCGTCGCGATGGTGCCGCCCGACAGAATCGTGATCTGCCCGCTCGCGGCGTTGAGCAGGTAATCGGTGTCGAGTGCCTTGGCGACCGAGCCCTCGCTCACGACGACGTTCGTCACGTTGAGCGCGCCGAGCGAGTAGGTATCGCCGGCCGTGACGTCCGTCAGTGTCGCCGTGCCCGCACTCGAGACGGCCTGCGACACCGTCGTCGTGTCGCCGGACATGAAGAGCTTGAGATTGTGCATCGTGTGCTCGTCGCACGCGGCCACGAGCTCGAACGCCTGCCGGATCACGCGCCGGTCGAGCAGCGGGCTCGATGCTTCCGTGCTCGAGTATTTCTCGCGCGTCTCGTTGCTGCTGTTGAGCGCGAGCGAAGTGACGTTGCCCAGGAACGTGCCCATATGGGCGGTGTTCGGTGGCGTCGACCCGCTCCACGGTGCGAGAAACACGGCACCCCGGCCGAGCTTCAGGTTTTCGGCGTTTGCGTGATAGGACATTGCTTGACTCCTCAGAGGTTACTGCGCGCGCTCCGGGTCGTCCCGTCGCGACTGGTAATGCACGATGGCCTGCACCGCCGCGGCCCCGTGCATCTGGGCGCGCTGCGCAAACTCGTAGTCGACGGACTGGATCAGGCAGTCGTGGACGTCGATCGACACGCCCTGGTAGCGCGCGAGCACCTGCTCCACCCGCGCAACGTAGGGATCGAGCAGCACGTCTGGATCGTCGCCCGAGATCCGCACCTCGACGGTGATCGCGAGCTCGCGCAGGACGAGCGGGCCGGGCCGATTGGTCGCCGGTTGAACGACATCGCGCACCGGAAAGACCGAAATCGCTGGCAGCTCCTCGTTTTCGAGCTGGTGCAGCCGCAGCCGCGAGGCCACCGGAAACCCGCTCGGCGCGTCGGTGTTCAACGCCGTCACGATCTCCGTGACGATCTGGGTGCGCAGCGTGGTCATTCGGAGCAGAGCAGGCGGGTCAGTTTCCCGTCGCCCTCCTTGAGCCGCTGGCGCACGGTGAGCGTGCGGCTGTCGAGCACGAACGAATCGCCCACGAATAGCACCGGATAATCGGTGCGCGTGACGACGGAGATGTACTCGCCCACGTCCGCCGCCTCGAACCGTCCGGTGTTCACGAGCTCGTCGATCTCATCGAGCAGGCCAGCTTTCTCGTACACGACCGAGCCGACGAGGATGTCGACGCCGAAGTCGCTGAAGAACACCGGCAGATCGTCGTCAACGAAGGACATCCGTCACCCTCGCGCGCCGCTGCTCCACGAGCCGCCGCGCGTCGTTCGTCGGCAGTTCCACCACGTCACCTGGCGCGAGCGGCTGCCCGCGCACCTTCGTCGCGACCTTGATCTGCACCACGGTCCCGCCGGCCGCCTTGAGCAGCGTCGCCCGCTCCGGCTCGACGTAGGACGGGAAGAGTTCCGCCGGGTCGTACGGCGGCACGAGCTCGGCGAGCGGCCCGCCCAGGCTGCGCACCGTCGCCGGCACGGCATCGAAACAGCGACGCCACGATCGCAGTTGCGATTCGACCGTCCGCCTTGGCCCAACGGCCGGCGCGGGCGCGCCGTCCCAGTAACGGCCACTCCGGTACAGGTCCATCCCGCACAGCAGGATCGGATAGCCACCCATGAGCCACGCGGCCCAGACGGCATGCTGCGAGGAGAACCCGAGCAGCGGCTGATCCATGACCCGGTACGTCGCCCACGGCAGCGGGCCCACGATCGGCACGCCCGTCGCCTCGAGCCGCGTGCGATGCTCCGGCGGCTTGCTGTCGATCGCGACGATGTAGTCGCAGCGTGCCAGCGCGCAGGCGTGGTGATTCACGGAGATCAGCACGCAGCCGGCCGGCAGCCGGCCGAATTGCTCCGGCAGGCTGGGACCGGCGCCGAGGATCGCCACCGGACGGCCGGCGTGCGCCAGCACGAGGTCGCGGAAGTTCACCGCTTCGGAGGACGGCCTGGTTTGCGTGGCTCGATCACATGCCTCACCGGAGCCGGGGCGGGAGGTCTTTCCTCCGCCCGCGCCGGCTTGCCGCCCACCAGTTCCGCAGCACTTTCCGTCGTCATGGGACCGGAGTCCGGCGGCTCCTCCTCCACCGGCTCCAGCTTGCCGATCCACGCGAGCTCCCGGGCCGCTCGGTCCGGGAGCTCAATCGTGGTGCCGACTTCCTGGCGTTCCCCGCCGACGAGGAACGCCCGCAGCACTCGCGCTTTCATGGGCGTCAGGTGATCGTCGAACCGTAGGAGAAGGCCGCCGGATAGCGCAGCCCGACGTCGCAGGTGTACCAGCCGCGCACAGCCGTCAGTCCGCGGGTGAAGTCCGAGAACGGATTCGTCATCAGCTCGAGGACGCCCCATTCGGCCAGGATCACCGACGGCCACCAGCCGAAGAGCATCGTGGCCGTTGCCATCTGGTTGCTCGACATCGCCGGGAAGTTGAACAGCGACCCATCGAGCAGATTGCCCTTCCACAGGCGCTCCGTTCCGGTCGACGGCAGCTCCGGACGAGCCGCGAGCAGCGCGGCCACGGCCGGCGTCGTCACGTAACCACAGCCCGGCATGAGCGCGTTTGCCGCGGCCACGTCGCTCTGGAACTCCAGGATTCCAGCAGCGGCGAGCGAGGTGCCCGTCACGGAGCCGACGCCCACGGTGCCGACGATGCCCTGCGGCTGACCATCGGCATTCGTGCCACGCAGGATGCCGACGTCGACCGCCAACGCGATGTCACGCGCGATGGAGGTGAGCACCAGCGTCTCAGCATCAGGCGTCGACTGCTGCATAAGCTGGTGCGAAAGCTCCGTGAGCGCGGCCACGTTCTTCGGCGCCAGGGCGAGCTGCCCGATCGTCGGCTGGCTCTCGGTGATCTGCGTCGCCTCGTCCGCCAGCCAGTAGGCCGTATTCCCGGCCGTCATCTTCGGGATCGTGACGTTGCCCTTGAGGCCCGACAGCCGCGTCGCCCCCATGCGCAGCGCGACCGAGGTATTGCGCAGCAGCTCGATGAAGTTGCTCGCCAGGTTGTCGGTGCCGACGAGGTACTGCGATCCGGACACGCCCGCGACCGTCATGTCGCGCTTCTGGTGCTGCGGAACCTCGCGCAGCAGCACGTCGAGCGGCACGAAGAAAGCCGTCTCGGCACGCGGGATCTGGTTGAGGCGCGCCGCGATCGCCTTGTTGCACTCGAGCTCGAGGCCGGCGTCCTTCCAGTTCTTGTTGGTGGCCGCGCGCAGTGCCCGCATGAGCGAGTAGCGGCGCGTCTCGGCCCGCGACAGGTCGAGCATCGCTGGGCTCTCCGGATTCGTCCGGCCACGCTCCTCGAGGATCGCGATCAAATCGTCGGCGACCTTGTCGAGATCGGCGCCGCTGTCGATCCAGGTGCGCTCGTACCGGTCGTCCAGCCGGTTCGCCCTGCAGATCTTGGCGATCGCCGTCTTACGGGTCTTCTCGAACTCCACCGGATTGCTCATCCGGGTCTCGACTTCGGCGCTTGCGCCCGCCGGGGCGTTGACCTGGTCGGTCATGGCTGTGCTCCTGTCGGCGGTTTGCGCCGGGTTGATGGAACGAACGGAAACTTCGAAGTCCTGAACACTGGAACGGCCGATGCCGACCGACGGGTCCGCGGGCACCGTGACGATTGACGCCTCATACGGCTCCCAGTCGGTAACGCGGAATTCGCCGCTCTTGCGGTCCTCCTCCGCGTCATGGATCCGATAGCCGACCGAAACATTGCGCAGTCCGCCGGCGAGCATTGCCGCCACTTCGCCCGCGCGGCCCGTGTCGAACAAGTGAGCATCGACGAGCAGGCGCCCGTCTTCGAGCCGGCCAGCGTCGACCATGCCGATCGGGTCGTCCCAGTTGTGGTTGAAGAGCAGCGGCATCGCCTGACGGGATAGACGGCCCATGCGGACCGCACCGTCCTCGTGCGACAGGATCTCGGTGCCGAAGAACCGCTCCACCGGCTCGCTGGAGGAGAGCGCAAAGCTCAGCCGCTGCGCCTCGCCCTCCTTGCGCGTTTCGAGCGCGCACAGTTCAGCCTCCCGCAACTGCAGCGGGATCGATCGCTTTTCCGTCATCGGTTATCTCCTCAACGCGACGATGAGCGCCGCATCCGGCTCGGACGCGGTCTCGTCCGACTCCGGTGCTGGCGTCGGTGCCGGTTCTGGAACGGGTTCTGGCTTGACGTAGTTCTCGGGCGAGGTGTCGAAGCTCAGGTCGGCCGCCTCCATCTCGTCGAGCTCGCGGCGGCGCTGCTTGAGCACTTCGTCGAGATCGCGGCCGCCACCCGTCTCGGCGATCACATCCGCAACCGTCGTGAACCCGGCCATGACCGCCTGCTTGTAGGCTTCGACTTCCTTGGTCGGATCGACCCACTGCCAGCCGCGCGGCTTGAACGAGACGGCCTCGAACTTGGCAGGCGCGGCGGCATACTCGGCGAACGGCAATCCCGCAACAGCCCGCGCAGCCGTGGCCTGCTGCAGCCACACCCGATGCAGCGGCTCTCGGAAACTGCGAACGAACCACTGCTGCACGGCGCGCCAGGTGTCGCGATCCTCGAGCAGCGCGAGGCGCGAGCTCGAGTAGTTCGACTGCGAGTAGTCCCGCGACAGGCTCTCGTAGGAGGTGCCGACGCCGGCGGCCATCTCGCGCAGCATGTAGCGCAGGAACGGATCGAGCGCGGTGTTCGGCCGGTTCGGGTTGACGAAGTTGAGCTTCTCGCCGGGCTTGAGCTTTTCCAGGATTCCCGGCTCGAGCGGCAGTTGGAAATTCCCGTCCGACTGCTCCTCGCCGAGCGCGCCCATCTCGTCGGGCGTCTCGATCGTCCCGAAGTACATGGACGCCGCACGGGCCGCCACGATTTCCGCCTCGGTGTAGCCGTCGATGTCGGCGAGCTTGCGGATGACACAGTGCATCCACGGCTCACCGCGCACTTGCGGCCAGCGATCGATGATGCGCAGGTGGATGATCTGGTCGGCCGGCACGCGCTCAACCCGATCGACCTGGTGCAGGTCGAAGCGCACCTCGCCGGGATGCAGGCGACGGATCCAGTACGCGACCGGCCGGTAGAAGTCGTCGACCTCGACGCCCTGGACCACCTTCGCGCCTCGCGCGATCGGGCCCGGCTCGACGTAGTTATCCGCAATCCGCTCCGGCTCGATGAGCTCGAGCGACAGCGGCACCGCCGAATCGCCCGTCGCAAAATAGTGCAGCCGGATCAGCACTTCGCCCGCGTCGAACACCTGGCCCATCGCGAGCCGTTCGAAGTCCGCGAAATGCAGTTGTCCCGCGATGTGGCAGCGATCCGCACGGCACCAGTCCCACCAGGCCTTCTCGATGGCGTCGTTCACCGTGGCGCGCAACGTGTCGCGCGTGTTGCGGACCTCGGCCTGCATGCCGATGCCGGTGCCGATGACGTTGTTCACGATGATCCGCTTCGCTCGTTTGGCGTAGGACGAGTCCCGGATCAGTTGCCGCGATCGGTCCCGCAGCGGGCGCAAGCTCGAGTGCAGCTCGGCATTCGCGCTGCTGTTCGAGCTCGTGAAATAGTTCCCCGTGAGCCGCGACGCCTTCGCGGCCTGGTACATGCGCACCCCGCTGCGCTTCGCCGCCGGTGCGACCCAGCGCGCGATCCTGCTGCGGAACTGCTCAAACACGGTTCAGCCTCGCGTACAAATGCCGCGATCCGCCGAGCTCTGCGGCGACCTCCATCTTCCACTTGTCCCGCTCGGCGAGGAGGTCCGCCCGTGACCATCGCGAGAGCGAGCGGCCACCCACCTGATAGCTTGCCGCCGTGAGATTCGTCGGATCGGTCAGATAGGCTTCGATCATTTCGAGTGCGATGCGGGCGGTCGATCGATAGTCGACATTACCGACGGCGGCCGGGTCCGCGACTACCGTCGACCACCCTTTCTCAACCGTCCTGCGCACACTGTCCGCGATGCGCGTCAGGCTGAGCCACCAGCGGTAGGATCCCGGCAACAGACCGTCGATCGTGGTCGCGTCAATGCTCGCGATGTGCGTGTCGTCGCTGGCAGTTCCTTCCACCGAGAAGCCGAAGGTCGCATTCTCGAAGTGCCACTCGCTCGTCCATTCGGAGGCCGGATAGTCGGCAAGCGTGCGGGTCCATTCCCACGTATCGCCCCCGATCAGTTCGCCCGGGACTTGTGACGGCGTGCTCGGCACGTTACCTCCAACTGTTGACCCAGCCATTCGGCCGGCGCTGCATCGACCGACGAGCGGTCGCCTGTTTAGGCGGCACATCGGCCACCCGTTCCGGTGGCGGTTCAGTGTCCGCAACCGGCATCACATGCGCCGCTCGCCGGCCGAGCAGTGCTGCGCCACCACGCGCAATCATCGCGGCGTAGGCATACACGGTGCAGTCGAGCGCTTCCTGTCGAATGCCGAGGGAGCGCGGCCGGTACATCCGCACTCGCCGGCCCTGGCTCTGCTTCGTGACCACCGTCTCGGAGGTCAACTGCTCGAGCCAGGCGTCGTCCGTCTCGGCATCGAAATGCACGTAGCCCGGGCCCGGCGAGATGACCTTCTTCAGCCGGCCATAGATCACGTCCTTGATCGTGTCGACGCCGATCAGCCATACGTCGACCGAGCGCGCCTTCGCCCGACCGGGACGGCGCGGCCACACGAGCCGCCCGGGCCCGCCCGCACCTTTGATCGCGAATACGCGCTGTCGCTTGCGACGTGCGCAGTAGGCATAGACGGACTCGGTGAAATGACCTCCGGAGTCCACGCAGACCGCTTCGACTGTCAGTTGCCGGCCATCGTCGGTCGAAAACCGCGCCCGCAACAGCTCGTCATGCTCAGCCCACAGCGCCGATTGGCCGGGATCACCACGCAGGACGTGATGTCCGAGACGCCACGCCTCCTCCTCCGCGCCCCAGCCCCAGAACGTGCATTCGAGCCGATCGTCCTGGACGTCCGTCCCGAGCGTCACCAGGCGCACGCCCGCCGGCACGTTCTCGGCCGTGTATGGCTCGCGCCGGGACATCAGGCCGACCGCTTCGACCGTCTCGCCCGAGTCTTCCCACGTTTCGCCCAGGGACGTGTTGATCCACGTCTGCAGCGTCTCAGGCAGGCGCTTGGCCCGCAGGAACGACACGGCCATTTCGCCCCATGTCGACCAGGGCGAGTACAGCTCTGAGATGTGAAACCCGGCCACCCCGTCAAACGACTTGCAGCCGCGCCACTCCCCGCCCGCCAGCATCCCGGGCTTGTCGGCCTCGGTGAGCTCGACGCCGCAGTGCTGGCAGACGTATGCCGCCTCCTGAGGTCGGCCGTCCGGCCAGCGCACGTTTGCCCAGATGAGGCGCTGGAACTCGCCGCAGTGCGTGCACGGCACGAAGTAATAGCGCTGGTCGGACTGCTCGAAGCCGATCTCGATGCGGGAACTGCCTTTCACGGTCGGCGTGCTCCCGGCGAGGATCTTCCGGTTCCAGAACGTGCGGGCGCGCTTCACGCCGAGCGAAATCGGATCACCCTCCGTCCCGGCGCTCGCCGGGAATCGGTCGACCTCGTCGAACATCACGACCCGAATCGGCCGGCTTGCCAGTCCCGCCGGCGAGTTCGCACCCGCGATCGTCAGACGCCCGCCCGTGAAGCTCTTGTGCAGCAGCGTATTGCCACTGTCCCGCGCCTTCGCATCGGCAATCTTGCCCGTGATCGCCGGCGTGTCCCGGATCATCGGCGCCAGCCGATCCTTCGACCAGGCTTCCGCAAGCTCGAGCGTCGGCTGCACGAGCAGCATCGGCGCCGGGTCTTGATCCACATGGAACCCGACGACGTTGTTCAGTATCTCCGTCCAGCCGATCTGCGCTGATTTCTGGACCCAGACCTCCTTGACGGCCGGGTCGGAGATCGCGTCCATCATGCCCCGCTGATAGGGGGCGCGATCAGTTCGCCACTGGCCGGGCTCTGCGCTGCTTTCCGTTGACAGCCGCCGCTCGCGGTCGGCCCACTCGCTTACCGTGAGGATCGGCGGAGGCGTCCGGCTTGACCGCGTCGCCGCCCACCACTTCCGGAGATTCGACCGGCTCGAAATCGACGAACTCGGCGAGCGCGGCGATGACCTCCGCGCGGATCGCTGCGGCAATGACGTTTGCGTCCGCAATGTTCACCAGCCGTGGACTCAATTTGGTCCCAATGCCGAGAAATTTCGCCCGAGCGGCCACCTGGCACTCGGCCCAAAAGCGCACGACGTCGGCCCGTGGCGCCAGCTCCCCACGGCGCACGGCATTATCGTGCTCGACCTTCTCGGCCTGCGCCGCCGCCAGCCGCTGACGCTGATCGTCGTACTCCATGCCATCGCCAGGCGATAGGTACAGAGCGGATAACGCAATCTCGGAGTCGTAGAGATCCGCGCGGCCTTGACGTCGACGTGGACGGATGGAAGCGGCCTCGAGCAACGCCTTGACCGTTCGCCACGTCTTACCAGTCAGCTCTGCCAGTTCGGAGCCGGAAATTTCGCGCATCCTGTTGCTGCCATAGAGCCCTGTGGCTGGAAAAACGGCACGGACCGAATAACC